CTACCCTTTAGAGAAATTTCAAAAAATCAAAAATTATACGGGAGGTGAGACGATGGCGAGACCTTTAAGCGAAAAAGGCAAACGAGAAAAAACCTATGAAAGCCTGATAGCAGCGGCGAGAAAAAATAATTATACAGAAAAATTCCTGATGGACAAAATAGATGATTATATGTCGTTATATGACGACCTAAATAATATAAAAAATCTAATTAATGCTATGGTAAAAAATGGGGAATGTGATGTAAAAGGCTACACAAATGCCACAGCAGAAAAAAGGCAGATCATAACGGCTCAAAATCGTATCCTGGAATTTTTGAAAATCGACCCTGACAGCATAATGAGCCGTGGAGATGATGCGGATGAGGAGTTATAGCCGTTTTATTGATCCGTACATCAGGAAAATCAAGAATAACGAAGTTATCCATTGCAAGGAACAGGAACAGATGCTTGACAACATCGTCATTCCTATGCTGGAACGATCGGACGTTGTTATCGACGATGAAAAAATAGAAAAAGGGCTTTCTCTACAGAAATACTTTCCGTACAAGCTGATTGAATGGGAGGTATTTCTTTTTGCGTTGATCGCCGGTGTGTTTTTTGAAGATGGTGACATAGTTTTTAATGACATCCGGGTAATGGTAGGCCGTGGAAGCGGAAAGAATGGATTCATTTCTTTTTTGTGCTTCTATTTTCTTTCGCCGTATCACGGAATCCGGGGATATAACATTGACCTGATGGCCAATGCTGAGGACCAGGCGAAAACATCATTCAAAGATGTGTACGAAGTTATCACGGATCCGGTAGATAAAGCGTATACGCAAGTGTTGAAAGCAAACTACCACGCCACAAAGGAATTGATTACCGGAAAGAAAACAAAATCAGAATTGCGCTTTAACACCTCTTCCAAGCGTGGCAAGGATAGTAAGCGAACCGGCTGCATCATCTTCGACGAAAAACATGAGTACACCGATGTACAGAACATGAACACCCTCAAATCTGGACTTGGAAAAGTTTGGCATGGCCGAATCATCACCATCACAACAGACGGCCATATAAGAGGTGCTGTACTGGACCAGGAAAAGGACCAGAACCGGGCAATCTTGAAAGAATACGATCCGCAAAACAGAACACTTGTTTTCTGGTGCAGAATCGAAAAAGAAGAGGAATGGAACCAGATTGATGTGCTGGTGAAAGCAATCCCAAGCATTAACGACTTCCCAAGCCTTCGGACGCAGATCCAGAAGGAGATCAGGGAAATGCCGTACAATATGGACTACTATCCGGAATTTATGGCGAAGCGTTGCAATTTCCCGATTGGAAACAAAGAAGTTGAGGTTGCTTCCTGGGATGATATTCTTGCAACGAATCAGGAACTTCCAGAACTGGAAGGAAAGAATTGTGTTGGCGGAATCGACTATGCAAAGACAAATGACTTTGTTGCGGTTGGCTTGCTTTTCCGTGACGGCGACAAAGTGGCATACATCCAACATACCTTTATTTGTTCCAGATCCGCAGACCTTAGAGGCATTAAAGCACCGCTGAAAGAGTGGGCAGAACGGAACGATATTACTTTTGTCGATGATGTGGAGATCTCTCCGGAAATTGTCACCGGCTGGTTTGAGCAGATGGGGCAGAAGTACAACATTTTGAAGATTGCAATTGATAACTTCCGCTATTCCTTACTTAACTCAGCTCTAAAAAAGATAGGCTTTGATGCCTATGAAAATAAAAATGTGTTCCTGGTACGGCCTTCCAACATCATGCAAGCGGCGCCTATTATCAACTCCATGTTTGTGAATCATTTGATTGAATTTGGAGATGTGCCGGTGATGCGTTGGTACACCAATAACACGAAAAAAATGATGGATGCAAAAGGCAATATCACCTATGGAAAGATAGAAAGGCGATACCGAAAAACAGACGGGTTCATGGCTTTCGTGAATACTGTGATACTACTGGATGAGATCCCAGAAGAGATAGACTACCAGAACATTGATTTTGACGTGTTCAGTTATTGAGAGGAGGTGGAAAGATGGGATTATGGAGTTGGCTACAGGGGAAAATGCTTGGAGGGAAAACGGTTGAAATATCCGCTGACACAGTGGAAAAGTACGTTGACCAGGAAAAGGCCAAGCTTCTCACTACTACAGAATTTGAAATTCATGCAGCTATTAACCTGATAGCAAATTGCATTTCAAAATGTGAATTTCGAACATATGAGCAAGGCAAAGAAACAAAGAGCTGGGAGCATTACGCTTGGAATTATGAACCGAACAAAAACCAAAATTCAAGCCAGTTTTTGCAAGAACTTGTCACAAGGCTTTTGTACTACAACGAATGCCTTATTGTAGAGTCAGGCGGGCAGCTTATCATTGCGGAATCGTTCGTAAAAGAAGAATTCTGTTTGAAAGAAACTGTTTTTCGAAGCGTTTACAGAGAAGGCCTGACTTTTGACCGGGATTTCTATATGTCGGATGTTTATTACTTCCGATTGAACAACCGGAACATTCGAAGCCTTCTGACAAGCCTATGCGCCGGATATAGTGAACTGCTATCTGAAGCCGTAGACAAATATGAGAAGGCGGGAGGCGAAAAAGGTACCCTGAAAATTGATGCTGCTGCCACTGGCATGAAATACGGTTCCCGCACGTTCGAAGAAGTTTACGAAGATTTGATGAATGAGCGATTCAAGAAGTTTTTCAATTCCAGGAGTGCAGTGTTGCCGTTGTTTAATGGATTTAATTACACCAAACAGGCAGCAGAACAAAGTAAAAAGTCTACATCTGAGATGAAGGATATCACGGACGTGGTGGACGAGATCACGGAGACCGTAGCAAGAGCATTTAACATTCCCGTCGCTCTTTTAAAGGGTGATGTATCCGATGTGGAAAAAATCACACGGAATTTTTTAACATTTTGTATTGATCCAATATGCGAGATGATCCAGACGGAAATCAATCGGAAACGATACGGCCGTCTTAAGGTGATCAAAGGGAATTATGTAAAAATCGACACAACTACAGTCATGCACACAGATGTTTTTGATGTGGCAGAAAGTGCCGATAAGCTTATCGCAAGTGGAATGTATTGTATTGATGAGTTGCGCAGAAAGTTGGGAGATCAGGAACTTGGAACCGAGGAGGCACAGAAGCATTGGATCACGAAAAACTATGAAACACTGGAAGGGGGGTGAGACAGGATGAAGGGGAACGCAACAAAATACCGCTTTGAGCAGAAAGCAGATAGCAACGCACATAAGCTGTACATTTACGATACAGTAACCGCCTACGGTGATTTTAACTGGGAAACATGGGATTATGACGAAAGCGAAACAAGTGCAAATTTCTTCCGCCAGTCGCTGGAGGAGATTCCAGAGACAGACCAGATTGAACTCCACATCAATTCTTACGGGGGAGATGTGAAGGAAGGAATTGCCATTTACAATATGCTGAAACAGCACAAAGCGGGAAAAATCTGTTATGTGGATGGCTTTGCTTATTCAATCGCCAGCGTGATCGCATTAGCATGTGACAAGATCATTATGGGCCTTGGGACGTCTATGTTGATTCACAACATGAGTATGTCAGTTTATGGAAACGCTGAGACATTGCGCAAATGTGCGGATGATTTAGATGTGCTGATGCAGTCCAACCGGCAGATCTATTTAGCCAGGGCGAAAAACCTGACTGAGGAACAGTTGATTGAGATGATGGACAAGGAGACGTATTTAACACCTGAACAGTGTTTAGAATACGGCTTTTGTGATGAGATTGCAACGACCTACTCAGCGGACCAGAACAAGATCAATCAGCTGGCCGGGATTGTTATCCAGCAACTGAGGCAGGAACTGAACAATCGGAAATCATTCATGGAAGAAATGAAGAAGTTTGTCCCGGCAGAGCCAACACCGAGCGAACCAACGCCGGTACAGGCAGCCACGCCACCAGCAGAACCAAAAGAACCAGAAAACAATACAGGTGAAAAGAAGATGCTTAACATGATGAACGCATTTTACACCGCATTCCAGAAAAAGGAGGATTAGAACACATGAGAAGTAAAGACTTACTGAAACAGGAAAACGCTCAGTTGATGCAGGCACTGACGCAGGCATTGCAGAGCAACGATGACGAAGTTATGGCAGAGGCGTTCACACAGTTCGCCGATGGAGTACAGAAGAGCATCCTTGAGGAGTACAGCGACCTGAGACAGAGCAATGACAGCGCAGTTCTGGCATCCAGAGGAATCAGACAGCTTACAAGCGAGGAGAAAAAGTTCTATCAGGCTTGGATCGATGCAACCAAGGCACCGAATCCGAAACAGGCACTGATCGACATCGACAAGGCAATGCCGGAGACAATCATCGAATCTGTGATTGAGGAGATGCAGGAGGCGCATCCGCTTCTTTCCGAAATCGACTTTATCAACTGCCAGGGCGCAATCAAGATGATTGTAAACGCTGACAACATCGACCTTGCTACCTGGGACGCTCTCACAACCAGCATTAGCACAGAGCTGGCAGGCAAGATCGACACGCTGGATATGACTCTTGCGAAACTGTCCGCATTTATCCCGGTGCCGAAAGACATGTTGAAACTTGGCCCGACATGGCTTGATAACTATGTGCGGATCATCCTGACAGAGGCATCAAGCGCAGGCCTTGAAAAAGGTATCCTGAAAGGAACCGGAAAGAATCAGCCGATTGGTATGTGCAAAGACCTGGACGGATCCGTGACAAAAGGCGAATACGCTGACAAATCAAAGGTTGCACTTGCTACCCTGGAGCCGGAAGCGTACAGCGCAGTGATCGCACCACTGGCAAACAAGCCAAACGGTGGATATAGAACCGTTCCGGAAGTCCTCCTTGTAGTAAACCCGGTTGACTACATCAGCAAAGTTCTTCCGTCTTCCACGGTACGGGCTACTGATGGAACTTACAAGAACAATGTATTCCCATATCCTACAAAGGTGGTACAGTCTTCTGTACTGGAAGAGGGCGAGGCTATCTTAGGACTGCCTGGCAAGTACTTTATGGGCGTTGGAGCTGGTTCATCCGGACAGATCGAATACAGCGATGAGTATCAGTTCCTGGAAGATAACCGTGTATACATCACAAAGATGTACGGAATGGGACGCCCGAAAGACAACAACGCTTTCGTATACCTCGACATCACAGGCCTGAAACCGGCACCGCTGAAAGTAGAGGTGACATCTACCACAGCGGCATCTACTTCCTCAAAATAAGGTGGTGAGGTAAATGGATGAGCTTTTAAAAGCTGTAAAAAATTACCTTGATATCACCTGGGAAGATGATGACACAGATGCAAAACTGACGGGCATCATTGAAAGAGGCAAGACATACCTTGACCGCAATGCAGGCACGGCGCAGGACTATGAAACAGAAGGCCTTCCCCGTGCCCTTCTCTTTGACTATTGCAGGTATGTAAGAAACAACGCCCTGGAGCTTTTCGAAGAGAATTTCCGGGGCGATTTGATTGCACTCAGAATGGGGGCGCAGGCGGATGAATATGCAGAACAGCAAGGTTACATTTGAAACCTTTAATGATGGCATATGCAGCATAAGGCAGATTGATGATGATGGAAATGCAGGGGACGAGATGGCGCGGGTACGGTACCAGGAACGCACTGTAGGAATCAAGCGATACTACGAGGCAATGACGGCAAAGGTACAGGTTGACAGGCTTATCCGGGTGCAGTATTTGAGGTGGCTTACATCGGAATATGTGGCCGTAATTGATGGGCAGGTGTACGATATCGTACAGGTGCAGACCATCAACGACAGCAACCCGAAAACAAATGACATTTCCATACACCTGACAAGAAAGAGACGTGATACATATGCCGAAATTTGAGGTGAAGGGGATAAGCGAGTTGGTGGCACAGCTTGACCGGATGGGACAGCTTGACACCCTTGCCCCAAAGATGCTAAAGGAAGCAGCGGAACCATTGCAGGAAGAGGTTATAAAACAGGCAACACCGCATTGGGTAACCGGCAGCATGGTACAGTCCATTAAGCCTTCCAGCGTGACCCATGGAAAAAATGGGAATTATACCATTGTTGTGCGGCCAACAGGAAAAGATAAGAAAGGCGTTCGAAATATGGCAAAGGCCTGCTATTTGGAGTTTGGAGCCAAGGGACGCCCCGCAACTCCAATCATCACCACAGCCGTGCTGAATGCAGAGCCGGCCGTAAGGGAACGCTTGCAAGAGGTATTTAACAGGGAGGTAGGCGCATGATGTCAGATGAATTACTGGTTGCCACTTTGGAGCCGCTTGGGTATCCGGTGAAGCCTTACGAGTACAAAGGTGCAAAAGCTGAGTATATCGTGTATAACGAAGAGGATGAGCGGGGCACCAATTACAGTGATGATTTACCAACTGGCAATTCTATCTGGTGGCAGGTGCACCTTTTCACTCCTTCCAACAGCAATTACCGGAGCGCAAAAAGGCGAATCCGGGAACTTTTGCAAAAAGCCGGCTTTGGAGTGGGGCAAGTAAAAACAATTTATGAAAAAGAAACAGAAACCGTGCACGTGATTATTTCGTGCAACTATTTAGAAAATATGGAGGATGAAATAAATGGCTAAAGTAGGATTAAAGCACATCGTAGCAGCAGCACTGAACGAGGATGAAGCTACATACGGCAAGGGCTATGTGGTAGCAAAAGCCATCAAGGCAACTGTTACCGCAAACAACAACGATGTAAAGTTATACGCAGATGATGGCGTTGCCGAGTCTGACAAGTCTTTGAAAGATGTATCTCTTTCCCTGAACGTGGATGATCTGACACAGAAGGTATACGCCGATCTGTTAGGGCACACATACACCGCAAAGAGCGGCGACTCTCCAGAAACTGTGATCGCAAACGGCAACGATGTAGCGCCATATGTTGGAATCGGATTTTATGGGGAAGTTCGAAGAAACAACAAAACTGTTTATCAGGCAAAATGGTTATTCAAAGCTCAGTTTTCTGAGCCGAACGACGAGACCGATACAAAGGGCGAAACTGTAGCATTTCAGACGCCTACCATTGAGGGAACAGCTTTCAAGCTGGACAATGGAGACTGGAAAGAACAGGCAGAATTTGAGACAGAGAAGGAAGCGATCGCATGGGTTGACGGAAAGGCAAACATCACCACGGCGGCGTAATGGAGGCATAACACATGAGTGATCTGAACCCAATCGGCGAGGTGATCGTTCTGGACGGGGTGGAAAGACATTTACTTTTCACCCTGAATGTGATCGATGAACTACAGGACAAGCAGAACGCCACACTGGATGAAGTCGTTTCCAAGCTGACGGACAAGAAGGAATCAAACAAGGCGTTGAAGTGTATTCTCAGCACGCTTTTAAACGATGAGGCAGAGCGGACAGGCGGAAAGCTGAAAACCTATACGGAAAAAGAAGTTGGTTGGCTTGTAACCATTCAAAACGTGATGGAAGTAACTGTTGCCGTGTTGCGTGCATATGGGTACTCTCTTCCAGAGGCTGACGAATTTGACAGCCACCCAAACGCAGAGGGGCGGAGCGAGTAAACACCGCCCGCCTTCTTTATATCGGGTGCAAAATCCTGAACTTTTCACAGCGGGAATTGATGGAAATGACTCTTAGAAAGTTTTTCCTGATTTACGACCAGCACTTAGAACTGAACGGATTAAAGGAAAAAGAGTTAACCGTCGATCAGATATTCTAAATCATCTTGAAAAAGTTTCATGATTGTGCAATAATGATGAAAAGGAGATGATGCTATGGGTTATTTGATCGCCGGTATCGCAATTATAGTGTTTCTTGAAGTGCTTCCGCTGTTGTTGTGCGTGATTGGACTTGTGAAAATTGAAAAGTATCAAAAGAAG